AAAATATACGCTTCAGGACAGTGAAGTAAGTTTCCCCTAACTTCAGGACAGTAAAGCAATAAAGTCCGATAAATGTCACTTTATTACAATGAAGTGCTCCCGCCGCTTTGTACTTTACTTGAATGAAGTTCACTCGAATAAACTGCACTATCTTAAAGTAAATTGTCAACAATCTGTTCACATGGAGTTAATAATTATCTGGTATTATATAGTTGGGACAATGGCATGTTAAAAGAACTGGTTGGCGTTCGCAAGGTTGATTGGGAATAAGAAAGGAGTTAACGGCATGATAAAATATATCAGCATTAAAAATTTTGATACGGTTGAAAACCGGGTGCTATCGCACCCGGAAGAACCGTATATCACGGGCCGATTCATGTATTATTTGGAGCCTGTCGGGGCTTGCGCAAAGCTCATGCGTGAAGCGCTCCGAAATGACCGGGGTCACAAGAAAGGCGAAAAGGAATTGGTTGCCTACTATAACAAGGGGGATTTGGAATAATGCGTATGTTGCATTTGTATGAACTGGACTGGACCGACAAAAAAGCGGTTGATGTTAGCCAGCTGAAAGACGGCGAGCGGGTTCGTTTGAGCGGTTACAAGGTCATTGCCGCAACGAAACAAGCATACAGTAACGCGGGAATTCGCAATCTGTACAATTATCTGAGGGCAAACGGAAACCGTCCGTACATGACCGAATTGCAGAATGGGGACATTCGGATTCAGTATTTTAACAAAAAGGGGGTGCGATAACATGAAAGTGTATATTTATGAATACAAAACCTGTTCGCCGTTGAGGGCACATCACACGAATATGTTTAAAGATGGGTTTGCATGGCGCAGAACGGCAGGCGTGAAGCAAATGAACAAAATTGAATTTGACAAGTATATTAAATACATTAAAGCAACAAAGCAAAGTGCAAAATTTTCGCGGCTTCAAGACGGGTCTTTCCGTGTAAGATATTTTGATATGAGAGGTGCAAAATGAAGAAACTGAAGACGCAAACCGGACTTATCCGGGAAGAACCAGCGGAGAAAGAATCCCGCATGATACAGAAGCCCAAAAAGGCCAGCAACAAGAAAGCCGCTAAACAGCGGAAAGCCGCTAAGATTAAAGAGAAGAAAGAAACCAAAGCAAAGCGTAAACAGGGCGGCAAAGGTCGCCCTTTTCGCGCTAAACCGTGGGCCGATTATGCCAAAGGCGAAAGGGCGGCAAATGCGTACAGCACCGATGAACTCCGCAATATTGTAAAGCGTGCCGCTAAGGCGGCAAACAATCGCTTGCGTGCGCTGGAAAAAGCGGGATTGACGAAATCCGCATATCAGCGTGCAATCCGGCAAACCGGAAAAAACATTCCGCGATATCGTGAAAAGGTTTCCAGCGCTACCCGGCAGGAGCTTCAAAAAGAATTTTATCGACTCCGGGATTTCATAAGCGCTCCGACGTCTACGGTCGGAGGTATGCGGGAGCACCAACAGCGGGTATTAAAAGCCGCGCGGGAAATGGGTTTTAAAGGTGACGTTACCAGTATGTCGGCGCTGTTTGAAAAATACATGTCGGCAGAATGGGAAAACCTGTTGGGGTCCGATATCATATATGAAGAAATCGTTTCAGGCCGCGCCTCTGAGGGGTCGTTGGATGAAATCCGACAACAACGCACGCGGTCCCAAAAGTTTGGACAAATGGTAGAAGATGACCGCCAAGAGGGCGCGGCCCTCTTGGCGTCTCTTCGGAAACATGGTAGGAAGAAAGGTGCACCCTAATGCGGTACAGTCAAGATACATACATTGCCGAAACTCTACAAGAGTTTTTGCCAATGCTCAGGCGTCCAAAAGTAGTCACAAAAGGACGTAAGAGATTGAAGAGTGGTGAGCACATATATTTTGGTAAAAAGTATCTTGATGTTACTTGTACATTTGATATTGAGACGACGAACAGCGACGCGGACGGGTTTGCCTATAGTTTTCAAACCTGTATAGGCGGCGCGGTTGTTGTTCCGCGATACTTTGAGGACTGGGCGCAAATTATGGAAACGATTGTAGACAAATGGCACGTCAGTGAGAAAAAACGGCTGGTTGTGTATGTGCACAATCTTGGTTATGAATATACTTATTTAATTCAAATGCTGTGCAATCGCTGGGGAGACTGCAAGGCCCTGTATACAAAAAGCCGCAAACCTTTGTATCTGGAATTTAACAACGGAATTGAATTCAGGGACAGCTTGAAACTTTTTCAAAAATCGCTTGCCCGTGCAACTGAGGGATGTTTACACGCCAAATTAAAGGGTGACTTGGATTATAGTGTTTATCGTACACCCGACACGCCACTAGATGCCACCGAATTTGCATATTGTGTGAACGACGTGTTGGGATTGTGGGAAGCAATCGAACGAATGAAAAGTGAGCGCAATTATAATGCGGCGTCGATTCCTCTTACTAATACCGGCATGGTTATTCAGGCTGTTAATGGCGAAATTTCGCATGACCAAAATTGTCGTCGTCGCATGGACGCATTGAAGATGAACGCAAAGCAAATGAAGTTGTGTTATAAAGCAATGGCGGGCGGCGACACGCACGGCACCCGGTGGCGTGCCGGACAGACGTACACCAATTGCAACAGCTACGATTTTAAAAGCGCTCACCCGTCGCAACAGTTGTTGTGGAAATTTCCGGCAGGGCACATCATCGACTTACCCGACGAAACCCCGATGGAAGATATGGAAAATCTGATAGATAACGGGTTTGGGTGGGTAGCAAAGATTTTGCTTGTCAATCCGGATATTCGGCCTGAATGCCCTGACCCCGTAATCAGCGTTAGCAAATGTGCCGCGATTGAGGGTGAACGGGGAGTAGACAACGGGCGTTTGCTTGGCGCGGATGGATGCTATCTTTACTGCGACAGTAACGACTGGCAAAGAATTCGGGAAGCATACACCTATGATAACATGGTTGCCATAGAAAGTGTATGCTTCCGGCTGGCCTATCTGCCGGGCAGTTTCCGGAAAGCCATTTACGAAAAATTCCTGGTAAAAGAAACCATGAAAGGCACACCGGACTACATGTTTTCAAAAATCTGTGTCAATACCATTTTCGGCGCGTGTGCCCAAAAGACGGTGCGTGATGAATATGCCGCAAACATTGCGGACACAATCGAGTTTACCCGCACCGACTGGGAAACCAATCTGGACAGCAAAACGCCGGACGACGTCGCCAAAAGCCAAGAAAGCAAGTTCCCTTTTTTGTGGGGGTTGTGGACAGCCAGTTTGACCCGTCTCAAGCTCTGGCAACTGCTCAAAATTGTAGGCTGGGACAACGTTATTTATTGGGACACGGATAGTTGCAAATTCCAAGGTCCCAAGGTTTCAGGCGTGGACGCGTACAACCGCGAAATCATGCAACAGTGCGTTGCCCGGAAAGTTGTTGTTGAACGTAAAGACGGTAAAAAGATATATATTGGTATTGCTGAGGATGAACACCCGAATGCCGAATATGGTTATAAAGAATTCCGGTTTCTGCACGCAAAGTGTTATGCCGCCCGTACCTGTGAAGGTGTACTAGAAAGCACAATTGCAGGCGTTGGCAAAAAAGAGGGCGTTGCCGCCCTAAAAGATGATATCAACAACCTAAACGATTTTTTAGTGGTGGTCGATGCCGGTGGTCAAATGCTCACATACCACGACAGCCCAATCAAGCACCGTACCGATTTTGTCAAACCGACGGAATCCGCGTCTTGGATTGTGATGGAACCGCGCCGTTATGAAGTCGGTGGTCAAAAGGTCGATTTTGAAGAAACAAAGATGGGGTGATAACATGAAATTGTGCGATATGTTAATAATGATTGGTACACTGATTATACTTTTAAGCATTGAAATTTTATTATGCGGCACTATATTTAGTCAATGGGGCGTATTCGATGGGGTAATTATGTTTATTGCCGCAATTGGTATTGATTTTGTGGTAATAGGTTTTATGATGATGCAATAACGTTCATATGGAACAATAAAAGCGCCCTGCATTTGCAGGGCGCTTATGTCTTTATCTATAGAATGCGGCAAAATTCCAGAAATGAAGGTCACTGCCAATCTTTGCAGGAAAAGCGCAGGGGGTATCCCGTGTTACGCGCACAAGTACGGCGTGAAGCGCAGGGATATAGGAGACGCTTGTAATAGGACTGGTAAAATATGTTACGTCTGTTACATACATGTCCGAAGTGTTAACAAATCCGAAGATTGGGGCAACATCGATGTTGCCTGTCGGGACGGTTTCGGTATCATCAATCACTGTATCAGGGGGTAGCTGGACGCGGAGAGAAATATGAGACGTGAACGTAACACGGGCCTCAGCGGATGGCGTGGCAGGTTCAAAAGTGAATGGTGCCGTATAGCTGATAATGTTAAGATGCCCCCCTTGTTTTTTAAGAGCCTCTTCGATAGTTGCATAGTGATGGGCGTTTTCCAGAGCGTCCAGCCGTTCGTTCTGTGCCGCCTGTCCTGCGTTATAGGTCGTTTGAGGGACAAAACCGGACACGTCCGGAATCTCGCTCTTGTCGGCCTTGTTTTCCAGAGCGGCAGAATTTGCGTCGGCCTTGGCATCGGTTGCCGCCTGCTCATTTTCAAGACTGGTCACACCCTGGCTAATAGTCAGGCCCGGGTGGTCTGTCTCCCACTGGCCGATATTGGCTTTTCCATGCAGAGCGACGTCCTGTGCGGCATTTGCGGTGTCCAATACGGTGTTGATTTTAGCATCCTGTGCGGACTGCCCTGCTGTGTAGGTTTCGGTTGTCACATACTCAGTAAGGCTTTCCGTCACATGGGCGATAGCGTCACGGTTCTGCTGAATCGCGGTATCCTGTGCGGTATCCTTGGTTTTGATATCCGCGATTTCCTGTTTGTTGGTGGTGTTGTCACCTTCCAGAGCCGTCAGACGGCCCTCATGGTCGGCCAGCTGTTCGGCATGGTCTGCCAGTTCTGCGGCGTTCTTAGTAATAAGCTGGCCGTTTGCCAACTCTGCGGCCTTGGCGCGATTAACTTCGGCAGTCAGCGCAGTATTGGTAGCATCGGTCTTTGTGTCCAGCCCATCCAGACGGCCCTCGGCATCGGTGGCGCGTTTTTCCAGCTTATCAAGCCGCCCGTCCTGCTGTACGTCCTTTTCCTGAATGTGAGCGATAGCGTCGCGGTTTGCTTCAATCTTAGCTGCATCCTCGGTCAGGTCAGAACGCAGAGACGCAATATCGCTTGTGTTGCGCTCGATTGCTTGGTGGTTCGCGGTGATTTCCTTGTGCTGGGCGGTCAGACGGCCCTCATGGTCGGCCAGCTGTTCGGCATGGTCTGCCAGTTCTGCGGCATTGGCCGCAATTGCGGCGGCGTTGTCCTGAATATTTTTGGTATTTTTGGCAATGTCTGCCGTGTTCTGGGCTAAAGTGGCATCATGGCTCTTGAGTTTGGTGTCAATGCCAGTCAACCGGGAATCCTGCTCGGTGTTCTTGGCCTGAATTGCGGCAATGTCGCCGTCGTTGCTGGTGATTTGCCTCTGCAAATCCTCGTCCTTGGCGTGCAGGTCGGCAATCTCGGTGGTGTGCTGGGCGGTGGTGGCCTGCAAGCCGTCGATTTCGGTTTCGGCTGTCGCCACGCGCTCGGCCAGAGCATCAACGCGGGCCTTATCCTCGGCTACGGTGTTTTTAATGGCGGCGTTGTCCTTGTCATACTGGTCGATTTTCTCCCGAAATTCGGCGTTATCGGACGCGAACCCCGTCACCTGCGCGGACAGGTCTTTCACCTCTGAGCGGTACTGTTCTACCTGCGCATTATATGCGCCGGTCTTGGCCCAATACCGCTCGTTGGTGATATCAATGCCGGGGCCAACGTTGCATTTGCTGGTGTAGCTTTCGCCGTCGTGGGTCACAATGGTAAGGGATTCGTACGAACGGTGAATATCCCACTCGATGGGGTCGGCAAAAATCGGCACATATCGAGAGCCGATATACTGAGACGGGGGACACTCCGGCCTAAAAGGCGGGCGCGGCGGTCTGGGCGGGTCACAACTGCCGGGAGCAAAGGGTGCGGGTTCGATAGGGTAAGGGTGACAATGCTTGTCTTTACAACTCATAGTGTATTGCTCCTTTCTTAATAGGTGATGATAAGGTGACCATATTCCGGTTCGGTGATATCGGTGCCGGTATTAAAGGTCAACCAGTCCCAATTAGCGGGAACGTATGCGCAGAAATGACCGTCAGGGGTCAGGCCAAACCAGACAAAATGCACCATTTCACAGACCATGGAAGGCAGATTTTTGTCTGCCCAATCCAGAAATTTGTCGTCTTCGAAGTCGCCCGCGTCCAGACGTCGGTTAATGCATTCCTGCGCTTTGGTCAAATCAGACAGGGCGGTGTTCAGGGCAGTAATGTTGCCGCCCTGCGCTTCCTGCCCGCGTGCGACACCCTGCACAAGGGCGGTCAAACTCTGGATTTGAGCAACCATCCACCGCAAATCGTACATTGCGGGGTCACCGGGGGTGTACCCGGGATTTGCGCAAAACGGGTAATCCATAGATAGCACCTCACTTGTTTTTGTGGCTCAGGCTTGCCAGTAGTTCGTCGGCCTGCAAGGCGTTCTGAGTGAAGCTGTTGTTTTCCCACCACGCCCATAGGGCGGCGGCGGTGGTAATGCCAGCAGTGATGAACTGTTCCAGAGTTTCGTTGTCGATGGGAAGCGGGGACTTGCCCGCCGCACTCAGGCACTGGTTAATGAGGGCCAGCACCAGCACAAAAGTTCTTGCGATAGTCTTAGGCTTAATAGGAAGTTTCATGGTTTTTGCTCCTTTCTTCCAAGTCGGAAATTCTGTGATTTGCAACATTGATTTTTTCTTCCAGCACGGGCACGCGCTGGGCAAAGTTGTTGTGTTCGCGGACTTCCCGGGTCAGTTCGTCCAGCCGCGTTTCCGTCACCGCTTGAGACCTACTGTTAGCAATCAGCACACCTATCAGTGTGACCGCTCCCGAAATGACCGCGCACAAAATCTCTGTATACATATTGTATCACCCCTATCAATAAACGTCAAGACAAAATGTGCGGTGGAAAGAATCGGCAATGACCTGATAGATATTGAAAAGCACGCTTTCACGCTCTGCATCAATCATCTGTTGCGTTGTTGTGACGCCGATGTTACCGCCTTTGGTATATTCGTGGGTCGTTACAACGGTTTCGGTGACCTTGCCCGTGGTCATACCGTGGGCGTGTTCATCGTGGGCATTAACTGCCGTTTCCTGAGCGGTTCCCCGTTCTCCGTTCTGCCGCTCCGTGTGCCCGTGCCCGTCGGTACTGCCAGTATCGCCGTAGGTGCCGTGTGCCCTGCCAATCGTGTCCGACGTGGTGGCCTGCTTGTCGGTCATATCTTCAGTAGTGCCGTCGATTTGGGTCCCGGTTGTATCTTCCTTTTCCGTCCAGTTTGTTTTTCGGGTTTCGTCGCTGGTTCCCTCTTCATGAGTGGTTGTGTTAGTCTGGTCATAAGGCTGGTATTCCGCTTCGTTTTCAGCCGATACGTCGTTGATAACTTTGCTTGTGCCGTCTTTGGTGGTGCTGATTTTATCGGTCATCGTTTCATCATGCGCTGTGTTCCGGTTTCCAGTGGTCAAGCGGTTCAGACTGCCGGTCGTGTTCCGGGTTTCATCGGCGGTCGTTTCGCCATGCCCGGCGGTGTCATCGGTGGTGAATCCGTCACTCTTGGTGTTTTCGTGGTACAGATTGCCCGTCGTTTCCATCGTGTGCCGGTCATCGGCACTCTGTTTCTGGTCATGCGCGCCGCCCTGCGAATGCTGGGTGGTCTGTTCGGATGTGTCCCGGGTCGTTTCGGTCGTATCGCGGGTGCGTTCGGATATATCTGTGTTCCAGATGGGATTGTAGTCCAGCTGAGTAGTAGCAAACAGCTTTTTCCAGATGGGCAAGTTTTCCCTGCTCCACCAGTAAAGTTCCTGCTTCATCCAAAACGGGTCGGGGTGATACAGTGGGGCCAGCCCGTGTTCACGCCGAATGGCGGCAATAACACCAGCCTTTTCAACGCCGTCCGGCACCACCATATTTGCAAAAAGATCCCGGTCAACCATTAACAGGGCTTCCAAATTGCAGGACGATACAAGCTCATTTACCAGCATTGTTCTTCACCCCCTCATTGTTCCATGTAGAACTTTCGTCAATTTTCGACAGGTCAGGTTCTACAATTTTAAAGTTGATGTTGGTTTCGTACATTTTGTTAACGATATCCAAGGACTTTTCTAGTGTGATACGCCATACTTCCCGGCGGTTAAACGTTTCCGCGTCTGCGGCCTTGCTTTCCTGCACCACCATTCGTTCCTTTTTGTTGGGCTGGACAGATACACCTAATTCCCGGTAAAAGTCGCAAAGGATGTTGCGCCGGTACTCCATCAAATCGGGCAGAATAAAATTTTTGGATAAATCGCGGTCGAACTGCATGATGGGCAGTTCATAGGATTCCGCTTTACTCCCCGTACCAATGGACTTTTTAAGGTCGGCATTTACAATGATAGCGGGTTCACCGTTTGCCAGTTTGTTAAACAACATTTCCAAGGTCCGTTTCTGCTTGTCATCTTTAGCAAACGCGCCATACGCAAACCGTGCGTTCAACGCAGATTGACGGATAGCAACCTCTGCCAGTTGCATTTCACGCGCATATTTCAAGATGATATCCCACGCGCCGCGATAATCCGGGGTCAGCTTGATAACGCCGCATTCCCGGCCAATTTCCAGAGGGCGGGGGAAGTTGAAAAATGGCGTGGAAATCTGCATTCCGCGCGGCTGGAATTGCAGACCATAGCCAGTCGGCACGCCGGGTTGTACAACAACACCGTATTTGCGGGACTGAAAAACAACTGCATAACCCATCCGAAACAGCTGATACAAAAAGGCGTCGTAGTCCCAAGCGATTTGACCGTCTCCGGCTCCCGGTAGTCCGGTAAACTCGAACATACCGCGCATTCGCTGGAAAAAAGAACGCTCCCAATATGTCAGCGCGTCAGTAGAAAACGTGCGGTCAAACGTGCCGCACGGCATCGGGGTGCAATCGTAATGCCCATCATAACACTGATACATTTATCATCACTCCTTTACTCAATGAATACACCGGAATCCATAGCGGCGTTAATGTACGAAATTTCATCTGGTTTTGCGCCTTTTGGCTGGCAACTAAACCCCCGCGTCTTGCAATACCCGTTTGCCGGGGTCGCTACACGCATAACCGGGTAACCATACAAACCTTGATATCCGGAATCGTCAATGGGCGGGTAATATAACAACGTCAACTGCGCATCGGTCGGCAATAACGTTTGACTTGCGCCGGTAGTCATGCCAACGCACTGATTGATGGGCTGGATGCTCTGCTTGACACCCTCAGCACCAGCGGCCAGACCGGCAACGGCACCGGCAACCGCTCCAAACGGCCCCATTGCCGCACCAACACCCCCGCCAAACTGTAGCGCGGAACCGACGGCAGAAATAGAACCGGAAACCGCTTTCACGGGGTCGATATTGGATGTACCGATACCATACACGCTGGAAATGTTGGTGGAACCAACATAACAACAGTAGTTGCCAGCGGTTACGCGAATAGTAACACTTCCATCAATATACGTCAAGCACCAGTCAACGCCAACCGTTGCGGCATTGTTGCACTGGTCAACGGGAATGCCGACAACGCCCACCATAGGGATATACAGCTGAATTTGACAATTCAGGCGTTTCCAGTCGGTGGCAGGCCACGGGATTTCGATGTCCGTATGTACGCACACGTTTTTGTCCATCGAAACAACCGGTTTGATAATGCCGGTATTAAATTGGCCCAACGTGATTTCTTTATCACCGCGCCCACCACCGCCGGGGTCTTTTAAAGGCAACCAGATACATGACCGGATACAGCTAGTTGCAGTGTCACCAAACACAAGTTTGTTCATAAACTCTGGCAATGCTACCTCCCACCGAACAAAGGCTTTTGTTTCCACTTCCCACGTCGTGGAAACCGTTTTCAAAAGTAATTCCATGCTCAACGCATCCACTTTATAAGACAGCAGGCCATTTTTACCAACAGCCGACAGCACATAAAATCCATCGGTTGCCGAAAGTTTGCCATCGGTGATATCTGCGGTGACCGTTGCAATAGTAGGACGTTGGGCGACTGCCTGCCGGGAATCCTGCAAACGATACTGAACACCGCTGGCATCGCTGTTAAATCCGTACTCGATAAACGCCTTGGTTTTTAAAATGGTACTCCGATAGGTTGCCAGCGGGTCAAGTTCCAAGGCAAATTGCCAGATGTTCGCGGAACCCCGCCCATACACACCAACCGAAATATCGCGAATCCAATAATAACTTTCCGTTTCCTCACAGTGACAATAATTCCACTGCGGAGAAATATTCAGGCTGTTCAGGTTCACAAAAATAACAGGGCGTTCCATGCTGGTAACTTTTTTAAAATCACATCGTTCTTCATCTTTCAGTATGTCATAACCAAAAATTTTTGTGCTGTTGATTTTCTTGTCAACGTTTCCAAAATGGAAATGATAACCGTGTGTTACCGTAGGCTCGGGGACTGCACCTTGAAATTCACCGCGTGCCATATATAGCACCTTCCTTTCTATAAAATAAGGCCCGGCCTTTTACGGTCGGGCCTTTTCGGCTTGTTACGGACCAACAACAGGGTCCGCCATGTAGAAAAGCACGGCGTTTTCGGTCGGGTCCTGCATATAGTTCATACACCAATGATGCTCGGTGTTGTAGTATTCACCCGAAATATTAAACGGGGTCGTATAAACACTGTCCTGCCGATAGGCAGTAGCCAGTGCGCGGCGGTCGTACAGCAGGCCAACAACGTAATCCAGATTAACGGCCTTGCCCTTAACCTGTTTTGCGGTGTTCACATCGAACTGCGCGGGGGTGACCGATACGGCAGAACGGTTGTTGATGTCTTGCCAGAACTGGACACCCTCATAATTGCCAAAGCTCAGGTAACCCGGACCGAAAATCGCGGGATAAACCCACGCCTTGGCGTCGTTGATAAGTGGCTGATACAAAAGCAACTTCTGTTCGCTCTTGGGCGTATGCCGGAACAGATGAAGGGTGTTGCCGTTGTCGTCGGTACAGGCAGGGGTTAGGTGGTACAATTCGTTGGATTCTTCCAACAGGCCGGTCAGCGTTTCCAGATAGGACACAAAGAACGAAAGAAATTCCTGCAAATGGGTGGTCAACAGTTCGCGGGTGGTATAATTGGTATCACGGGCCGCGTTGAACTGCTCAGTAAGATTGACCTTCTGGCCGACCTTGCCCGTGTTGTACAGACTGCCAATAAAATTCATGACAACGGCACGGTTTTCAGCGGTTTTCCAGCGTGCAACGTCGTTGCCAATTTCCACCATCATACCGTTCATAAATGCCGAAAATTCGCCTTCGCTCTGAAAAGCCGTTTTCAGCTGTTCCCGGAACGTGGTGTACCGCTGGTTCAGAGTGCTTTCACCGGTATAGAACATCTCGAGCGGGTACCGCTTTTTGATTCTGTACATATCAACACTGTTGCCATCCCTCAGCGTTTCGGGGTTCTGAACCGTGTTGTTGAACTTCGTTTCGTCAAAATCGCCGCTGAAAAACGCGATTTTGCGAATGAACAGGCCCCATTCCTGCGAACTTGCTTCAATGCTGGTGAAGCGGCCAGAGTAGGGCCGCACCGCAATGATAGTGCGAGCAATCATATTGGAAAGGGCCTGCAACGTGCCCTCTTTGCTCTGGTCAAGACACATCTGCCCAACGTTGACAAACGAACTCGTGTCAACAGCAGTGATTGCCGGGGTCTGGCCGGTAACTTCCTTCACCAGCGCGTTAGCAATGGCGTAAATGTCCTGCGGTCGAAAAACGCTCATACCCGCTTTGGCGGGGATATTGGGATTTGCCATATTACTTGTTCACTCCTTTCATGAAATCCGGCGCGGGTGCGTCGGCCTGTTTGGGCTGATAGGCGCTCAAAATGATATCTTCAATACTGGTTTCGGGGGAAACGGACCCGACCACACCAGCAGACGGAACGGAAAGTGCGGAAACCTTGGCAGACAGGTCAGCCAGACCCGCCACCAGTGCGCCATAATCCGGCGCGGCGGGAGCAGTGGCGGGGGTAGCAATCGCGGCGGGAGCAGTGGCGGGGGTAGCAATCGCGGCAGACTGCGTTGCAGGCTGTGCGCCCATCAGTGCGGCAATGTCAGTTTTGGTAAAGCCCATCTTGCCAAGGGTCAGAACATCATTCAAAGTAAGTGCCATTGTTAATACGCTCCTTTCCAGCGTGCGCACGACTTGCGCACGTCAACGTGGGTGAAAGTCGAATAAATACCGATACCGCCGGAACTGCCCAAGTAGCATTCTGCGATTTCGGCAACCTTGGCGGGGGAAACACCCGCAATCCGGATATCTGCGGCTTTACCCTGCACATGCTGAGAGTTAGAAACCGCACCTTTGATTGTGGCATTGTATGCCGCACTCCGGTAACCGCTGTTAATGATGACCGGTTTTCCGGTATGGTTCCGGATATTTTCCAACAATGCAATCAACCGTTCGTCAACCTTTACAAGGTCGGCGGAGTCCTTCCTACTGTGAAACTCTTTTACCTTAAAGTGAGCGGATATGTTTTTCTCTTTATCCGCGCTGTATGAAAATGTGAGCAAGTTTGTTCACCTCATTTCTTAAATACGGGGGTATGCAAGCAAAGAATGCAACCCCACGCCCTTCCGGGGCGCTTTGCTTTTGGGGTCCCCCGCTACTTATTATAATAACGGATTTAATCCTGAATGTCAAGATATTGTTTTATCTTTATCAGTGTAGGAATGTCGGAAACCCACACTTGATTCAAAACAAGCATGGTCTGGAAATAGGGATGGGCAAGCCGAAACGACTGCTTTCCCGCGCTGGTGTCAGGATAAATTTCACGGGACTGGTGCGGGGACTGACACAAATAATAATGATTTCCGTCGTATTGGTAGCAAAACAAGCCTGCAACCTGAAATTCCGGTTTCATGCCGCGCAAGTTCATAGGCCGGACTTGTTCAAGATTGTTATATGCAAACTTGTTCTCCATTGCCATTTGATAAAACTTGCTATCCGGGTTTTTCATCATATGCCGCATAAACGCCGTGTTGGCACGTTTTGCTGATACTGCGGTACTTTTCGGCATACCGATAAAAATTCCCGACTTGGTGGCAGTCCATTCTTTGCACGTTCTGGCAAGTTTTGCGATTTCATCCACCACACCCAATTCAACGAGGATGGGCGACGCAATATCAAAAGCGTTTGCAAGCAACCAAATTCTGAGGGGTGGACGTCCTTCCAATTCGCGGTTACCGTTGATTGTTACATAAGCGTTCAACAGGGCGTCGCCTTCTGCTTTGCGCTTCATCACAATTCGTTCCGGGATAAATTCATCAAAAACAACGTCTTCAAATTGAGAACCATTAAAACCGCGAATGTTTGCAATACTAGGCAACGTCATACCGATTCCGTACTTCTCTAGACACTGTTTCGGTTTGCCGTCCTCATATTCAAATCTACCGATTGTGTAAGTAACTTTACCACTTTTCACAACATCCGCGTCAAAACCGTCATTTTTCAAAGGTAAAAATGGGTTCAAGTCGGGGTCAGACGTAATTGCATCAAACTCTGTTGTAGTGCGTCTTAAATACAAAAAATGTTTGTTGTTCTCCAACATATATTTAAGTGTACCGTAGGTCTTGCCAACTTGACGCTTGCCTATCAGGATGTTACACCAACACCCCAAACGGGCGACGGCCGGAATATTTATCCAACCGCCGCCCGTGTAAAGGTCAAGCGGCGTTTCGTTCCGCTTGCTCATATTCTATCATACCTCATACCGGGTCTTAAAGTCCCGCTTTTCGTTCGTACCGGAAAAATTGTTCAGAACCGCGTTGATAACGCGCTGTTCATCCCTTTCGGACAGGTACACTAAGAACCGGTCATGGTACTGCCCATCCTTGCCTTTATCCTGAGGGGTGCTGATAAAGTAACCGCCGGTTTTCTTTTCCACCATACGCATACCGCGCAAGGACGCACCGGGAATGTTCAGGGTGAACACAACGCAAGTGTCGCTCAACTGATACGCGGCCTGAATGGTCGCACCGGTCAAGTTCAGGGTGGGGCGGTCGTTAACTTCATGAGCGGAAACAGCGGTATTTTTCTTGATGGTCATAATAGATAACTCCTTATACTTAAAAGGTATATTGCACTGTCAAAAAATCCAGCGCAACAGAAATTGTTTAGCTGTAGAATCGCCGTTTGTCGGATAAAGCGCAGTCGGTGACTGGTTCGTGAAAATAGTAGCGATATGATGTCGCTGTGCTTCCAATTCAGCCACAATCTGCTCCATGGTCTTACCACCATGATTGCAGGGGTTCCACTGCGGGGAGTACGGAAAACCGCGCCGCGCCGCTTCTTCAAACGCGCGAATGGGCAGGGGGTCAAGCTTGCCAACACCGGTTACAACGTTCAACACGTTGCCGTCTTTATCGTACACAATGCCAAAGATGTTCTGTGCGGCATCCTCATACAGCATGACGTGCGAAACGTTGGTAGGAGTGGTACAGGTGCAAGGGTCATTCATTGTTATCACCTCCTTTACAATCAGTGTTGCATTCAGTTTGTTTACAAGGAGCTTTTCCTTGCAAAATTATAATACCATACATCACGAATAAAATCATGAACAGCCGTTAACAATTTACTTTAAGATAGTGCAGTTTATTCGAGTGAACTTCATTCAAGTAAAGTACAAAGCGGCGGGAGCACTTCATTGTAATAAAGTGACATTTATCGGACTTTATTGCTTTACTGTCCTGAAGTTAGGGGAAACTTACTTCACTGTCCTGAAGCGTATATTTT